ATCATCAAAGTCAAACGTAGGCACATTAGTAAATGGAACCTCATCCAAGAACCAATCTTCATCCGTACCTAAGTTAATCAATCGTTGTGGTGGCACGTCTTCTTGGAACAGCAACATGACACTTTCAGTTTGCGTATCTCTAATTGTGGATACTTGAGCGGCAGTATAAGGAACTCGTACATCAGCAACGTGGGTTCCTGGATTCTTAAAGATTCGGATGTTTCCATCAGTAACCGATAACAGATAGTTCCTGTCAGTCGTTACGCTGAAGTTTAACAGTTTAGATTCTGATGGATCGCCAGCTACAGATGTCTGCTCAATTAAATTAAACTCCCCAAGAGTTACTGTAGCACTGCCTAAATCAGTAGAGCCAATTCTTACTAATTTTACGCGCCTAGCAGACGTGTTAACAGCTATTCTAAAATCTTGCGGGTTTGTTCCTATTAATGGAACTGTTGCTATTGTTGTATAAGTAGGTGAAGTTTCTGTTTCCTGAATGACAAATTCATCAGATGATCCGCTAGACAAACTGATTTGCCTTATATCTACAAACTTTACCAATGTCCTTAATCCGCCGCCAGGAGGTGGGCCACGATCATAGGAAGCTACAGTGTACGGGTTTGAGGTGCCAATAGGATTTGTAGTTGACGTTGTAGTAGCGTCATCGCCGTCATTAATAACAGACCCAGTGCCGCCATTAACCATACTTGGAACTATTGTCGTTATACGTTCTATTTTATTCAGAACAGTATCAATATGCTGAGTGCCAGGACGGCGCTTAACACCACCCTGTGGGACTAACACAACATTCTTGGCGGTCTGCAAGCCTTGGTAATACTGATTAATATCAGTACGGCCTCGCATTAATGGAGATAACTCTCCACTAACAAAGTTATTTTGGATAAAGCGCGACTTGGCCACTAGAACCTCACGTTAACAAAAGGGTTGCTCGTGATAGGTGTCATTGGGTATTGCTGGGAGTCTGTATATCGAGCCATCCTAGAAGCATTTACATACTCAGCAGACATTTCTTGCCGTGATGCTGAACTGTCTCGGATGCTCGTTGCAAAATCTTTAGCCAGTGCATACTCAATCATCTGAGTGAAGTACGGTGGCCATGTTGATTCTGGAGCGTTATAAATATAGTCGCAGTAAAGTGGGCCTGTATTGTTGGCGTACACTTTATTGCCATAAATCTGGTATCTGATTCCTGGATATATCTTAATCAGGAATAATAAATCTGAAGGTAGCTGGTAGATTGAGTCCCATTCTTGATCGATTGGAACTTCCGTTGTAAGCGATAGCTGTGCTTTTACTCTAGCAAATCCCCATCTGTGCTTTGTTAGCTCAGACCGGACAATGCTGTCATACAACGTATTAGCAACTTGTTGCGCCCTAGAACCGCCGATTAGTGAATTGATTGGAGTATCCCCGATCAAGACTAACGCACCATTAACTACGCCAATTTTAGTTGCCATATTGTTACCTAAAAGAAATGGGGGCCCGAAGACCCCCGATAACTTAGGAATCGCCTAACGCGGTTCCAGATGCCATTGTAATGGTCGTAGAACCATTATTAGCTTTGCAGAACGATACCGTTACAGCAGGGGTTCCGTTGGAATCACTTACCATAACTACGTCGTTTACAGCTATTTCACCAATCGCTGGTAGGAAATAGTTAGCTCCGAGTGCGGTGGCAATAGAGTCTGTAGAACTATATTTCCAAACCGTACCTGAGTCACCAGATCCGCCAATACGAGAAAAACCGCTTCTTAAAAATGCCATTAGTAATTCTCCTTATGCAGTTTTGTCATACTGAACTTTAACCAAGCCGCCTTCGTCGCGAACGACAGCGCCAGCTTTCAACATACCATTACTCAACCAAGAGGTACGTTCAGCGATCCAGTTAATTTCAGTTTTCATGTCAATACCAACGGCCAAGCCAACAGCAGGACGCTGATAGAACCATGAATCGACGATGTTAGCAGCTTCGCTCAAACCACCTTCAGTCCGAGTTTCAATGATGTTGAATCGGAACCCTACGAGGGTATTGATCTCACCAGAAACTAGAGCCTTGATGTTCTGATAGTCCGAAGACGTTGCCAGTTCATCGTTCAACAAACCACCTAAGCCTTCAGCTTCGATGACTGCGAACAGGTCAGTGTTGGGTACACCTTGGTCACGCAATTCAACTTGGGCTTGGATTACCTTAGCCATAGTTAAGTTTGCAGCACCAGCAGGTACAGTAGTTGTTAATGGAGTCGAGGCATCCATAGCATCGATAACCAACTGGTCACAACGACGACCCAAAGCACCGGCAATAGTCATTGCCAATTCTTGTTTCTCATCGAAGTTAACGTCAGCTTGGTCGAAGATGTCGGTGTACTCAGGCGCATTCCAGTTAGCCAACGTAGCAGTCTTGAACTCATGGCTTACGTCCATAGGAGTTACGAGATCTGAAGTTGATTTCTGGTTTGCAAGGCCCTTGCCTTGACGACGGAATTTGTAGGTATCACCTACGACGTTGTTGCGTACAGTTACAGAACCTTTCAGCAAGCCCATGCCCTGATAGGCGTGTTTAACCATGCTGTCAAATTCTGTTACCGCAACAGAAGATAATTGTTTTGACATTAGTCTAATCCTCAAAATTTATAATAATCTACACAAGTGTTTCACATGAAACATTTGCTGGTTATGAGGTTTTGACTGAGTGCCCGACAGATCGGTCAGCCTTCAACCCAAATCTGTCAGATCCGCGATGGGAGTCCCTGACAGACATATAATATCATTTTACTTTATAAAAGCAACTAACCGAATACCTGAACATTCGGCTTGTCACCACCAAAAGCAAACATCATTTCTTGAATTTTCTTCTCATGGTTAGAGTCTACTGACCGCAGAAGGTTGCCGTTCTCGTCCTTTCGGAACATCTCTTTCTCAATGTCAGGCCACGTAATTCCACCAGGAACAACATGCCCGTCGATAGGTAGCTTTTGCGGAGCCGTACTCTTGATTAGTGCCTCTACCAGCATGATAGATTCAGCAGAGTTAACAGCATAACGAACTTGCTCGTAGACCTCAGCGTCCAGATTATTCTTCATAAACTGTTCTACGGTCTTGATACGATCCGTTGCGTTGTCGCCTAACTTGGCAATCTCAACTTCAGCAGATACTTCTTCTACGGCCTCTGATTGAGCAGAAAGCAATTCCCATGCCTTATTAAAGTAGTCTTGAGACATATTAGTCTCAGCAGCAAAGCCCATTAGCTCCTGCATCAACTCGTCTTCTTGGTCGATACCTTCGGGCATTGAGTAGCCGTCTTTAGGAGCGCCCTTGAACGCACCAAACTTCTTTTCTAACTCAGTATAAGCAGCGGCTTGATCGGCGACTGACTTGTATCTGTCAGACTTGTACCACTCTGGTGCCTCACCGGTTCCCTTGATCCCGTCAGTTAGGAAGTATTCACCCTCAGATAATTCTGGTTGGGCAGCATCTACTAAACTAACTGGTTGTGCTTCTACTGCAACATCGTTTTCTACTGATTGTTCACTCATAGTTATCTCCACGCATATTGAATTACAGCCCGCTTAGGACTGACCGCTTGATGCTTCAAGAGGATTTCGTCAAGCCTTCTGCCGCCGTTAAGCAAAGATAGATCGTTAATGTCGATCCAATCTAAATGCTTACCTTCTCGGTAACATCTGAACGCTTTAAATTTATGAAGATACTCGAACTTATCAAACCCATACTGTGCCGCAAGCAGATCTAGCCATTCAAATTTAAAGTCTCTGCTTAACAAGTATTGCCGTTCGTCGCAAACTACCTCGACGGATGGGGTTTCTTTCTTTGGTCGTCCTTTCTTTTTAACTTCTTCTACTTCCATTACTTCTGTCATAGTCTCTCCGCTTGCTGGATTTGGTGAACAATAAACCTCATGACGCCAGTCTCCCCGTTATGGTAGGCGGCTTCATAGTTTATATTCTGTGCAGCAAGAGAAGTGTCGTTCTCTAGTAGAAAGCGTTTGCTCAGGTCTTCTAGTACCCTGTTACCGTCGTCAGTTGCAAAGCAACGGTTATAAGCCTTGGCTAGTTCGGCTTGTTTTTCCCTGATTGCGCTCTGTGCTTTCTGTGCTTTCCCCGTATCTATCTCTAAGTCTTCCCAGCTCATTGAACGGCCTGTAGTTGTGGTGGTTGTTGAGTAGAACCTTGCATCTCCATCTGTTTAGCTTCCGCTCCAGCTTGGATAATGCGTTGTTTCTCTGCGTCATCACGGACTAATTCAGAGCTCATCCCTGTTTTCTCTGCTACCCAAGTTCCAAAGTCCTCAATCTTGAAGGCCATTTGCACTTGGTCAGGCCCAGCAGTCGATAAAACAAACTCTACGGCTTGTTGTACCGCTAGAATGTCTTCTGAATCCTGTGCTCGTGCTAGTGGTGACGTGAATTTGATTTCTACATCACGGCCATCCAACTCAATAGGCGTGATTAACCCGCGACGAATTAGGATAGACACGACTCGCTTAAGGATTGGGATTAATATTTCAGTCTGCAATCGTCCAAATGCTGAACCAATACGCTTGGCTAGTTCTCTGGACTCGATGGCTATCTCTGTTGCAGTCCTAACCGGCCCTGCTGGGTCTCTCAGATCGTTGAACATGGCAAGTTTGATAGCATTTTGCAGTTCTACAATCTCGAATTGTGCTAGTGCTAGGCTACTTG